CATCGGCTATGAGTTGCTTGATCCGTTCCCCTCCATCGTGAATACAGCCAGCACGAATAATCAGGCTGCCTTCATCTTTGCTGATTATTACAGCAAACAGGGATATTGGGAGTCTGACGTGGTGCTGCAAGGGCTCCTGGGCACTGCGTTCTGGAAAGTACTCACACCGGTAGTATCCGAACTGCTGCTCGATAACGGCGCACACTGGCAGTTTGAGGCAAGCGTGTTCACCACTGGCACGGTACCAGGGCAGTTGCCGCCAGTGTTTGCAACGGGCAAGGTCTACGATGTGTACTCGGCGGCGGCGGCGCTCTTGGAATATTGGGCGGTAACGCTCACGAGTGCCTACGACTTTACGAGTGATGGGCAATCATTCCACCGCTCGCAACTCATGAAGGCAAAGCTCAAGATGGCAGACTACTTCCGAAGGCAAGCCAAGCCCAAAGTAGCGAAGATGGTGAGAACGGACGTTGCGCCTTCGATTGAGACATGGACCGATATTGCGAAAGGACGATAAATCATGGCTGATGACCAGAACGTACAGGCTGCTCAAGAGGCTCCTGTATCTGATGATACAAGCAAAACAAAAAAGGTGAAGGCATCCGGTACACAATCCGATGCACCGGCACAGCCGTCAAAGCCTCCTGTGCTGTTTCGTGGTGTTCACTACGTGCGAGACGACTACTCACACCTGGACAATGAGAGCAAGCCAGGGGAGCATGTAGGTGCAACGATTGTGGAAATCTTCGATGATGAAGCGGTGACGCTGCGAAGTGAAGGCTTTTTCGCCTCTCCCGTAGCACACGATGAAGGCGGCGCGGTTGGCACGTGGCACTGGCCGGAGAAGGAATAGCCGATGTTGGAAGCTCGCGAGATAACAGCCATGCAAGCGGTTGTGACTGCAAGTATGGATCTTGATTGCACGATACAGCGTAGACCACAATCGAGCGATGCTTATGGCTCACCTGGCACTGGCACGTACAGCACGATTGCGACTTGTAAGGCGGGGATGAAGCAGCCAAATGCAACGCTGCTCCAGAACTACGCTTACCTGATTGCAGCCAAGTCAACCTGGCAAGTCAGATTGCCTGAAGGTCAGGATGTGCAGCATCAAGACTTGCTTTTGATTGGTACAGACAAGCTTGAAGTACAGGTGATCCTTCAGCCACGCTCATTCTCATTAGCAGTCAATCTCTTAGCATCGGAGGTCAAGTAAATGGCAATGACAGGCGTGGTGTTCAATCGGTTCCCTGAGATAGCGAAGGCATTCCCTGAGCAGCTCCACAACGCTGTGGTACAGACAACCGAGATCATTCAGGAGCTTGCACAGAGCAATGCGCCTGTTCGCACTGGCTTTCTGCGCGATAGCATCACGACCGAGATGCTAGGCGACTTCACCGGGACTGTGACTGTTGGAGCGTCTTACGGGGTGTACGTGAATTATGGAACACGGTTTATGGCGGCCCAACCTTTTTGGAATGTTGCGTTGGATGAAGGTAGGGCTAGATTTGAAGCAGCGTTAGCTGCGATGGAAAGTTTCTTGTAACAAGGCAACGTGTAAGGTTCCTTTTCCAAGAACCTTTACGTCGCGGTTGAAATGAGTCGATTGATAATTGGATAAGGGGAATTTGATGAGCACGATACAGCGAAATCTTACGAGATTTCCTTTGTGCATAATCCTTGGAGTTATTAACTCCCCAAACCTCGATATACCAGCCATTAGCCAGGAAATCGGCATGATAGCGTCGGTCAAACGGCAATATTGGCTCATATTCATGTGCTATTCCATGCTCATGCAGCCAGTTATCAACCTTCTGCTCATAAGTGGAACGAACAAGGTGTCCATCATCACAAGTAAAGCGTATGCCGCCATTAAAACCATCGGGTCTTATAGGAATACCAAACTTCTTACACAGATCAGCGATAGGGGATTGGCTAACCATGTATATAGCGGCAATTTGCGCAAGCGTCATGCCTTGCACTATGTACATCTGGTGAAGCTCATCTTGAGTCGGATAGATGATTTGCGCACCTTTACGTCGCGTTCCCCATACGGTAGGAAGCTCAATTTGATGCTTTTTCAACCAATAGGGAATAGCCGTATAGTCAACGCCATAAATCTTAGCTATCTCTCGATAACCTTTATGCTCTATCTGCACAAGATGCTCCAATTCTGCTTTAGTAGGTTCTGTTATGCCTCGATTAAGCAGCCCATTATGAGCATCGCGGGGAGAGATATTGTAGGACTTGAGCCAACGGAGAACCTGAGTCTTGCTTACACCAAATTGACTACCAATCTGACGTGTAGTAAGTCTCTCAGTTTCATAGAGGTGTTGTAGCGTGTTAAAGTCTGGTTTCATCTTGCCTCACAAGTTATTTGATATGTCTATTATATACGTTGAACTGGGTACGTGTCAAGTGACAATTCGTGAGGTGATGTAGATGAGCAATGCCGCTATCCTTGCCTGCTATCGTGAACAGCCGCTTATCTTGGATGAGGATGTCAACGGTGAGGAATGGACAAACATCGGGGGGCTGTACCGCTTGCAAGTTCAGGCAATCACGCCAGGGCATGAGGGCGCATATGGCTTGCAATGGCTCAAGAGTACGCTCGCAGGGGATAGCACGCTCACAGGCTTAGCGCCTGGGGGTATCTATCGCGGTGTTGCGCCTCCTGGGGTAGCAACGCCATTCGTGATCATCTCACTGCAATCAGGGATTGATGTTCTGACGATCAATGCGTATCGGCTCATGTCACAGCCTCTGTACCAGGTGAAAGTTGTGGGGCCAGCAGGCATTACCGCAACGATAGTAGCGGCGGCAAGTCAGATTGATGCATTGCTTGGACGGAGTTCGGGCACAATTTAGTCAGAAGTTAACTTTTGTATCTCGTACTCAGCCAATAAATACAGGCAGGTGGCTCCCTAGCTACGTTAAGGCGTACCTTAAGCATCTGCAAGGATTATACAGGGGGCGAAATCCCTTCCTAGAGGCTGTATTTGTTGGTTGAGCAGGGGATGATAGGAGATAGAGACAATGCCTTGGGTTCAAGAACGGTCTACCATAAACCAGCGCCTGCAGTTTGGCGCTGAGAGCACTTCTGCCTTGGGAACCAATGTTGCAGCGAGCAAGCTTCTGCAATGCTACGGTATCGACATGGGGCCGATGGCAGATATCAAAATGTATAGTCCCACAGGCCGCAAGTATGACAGCGTGCAGATTGAGAACTCGGAGTGGGTCGAAGGCACTGTAAGCGGTGAGTTGGACTACAACGGCATTATCTACCTGCTTGCCGGTGTCATGGGTAGCGCCTCACCTGTCGCTCATGGCGCATCATCCACAGCAAAAGATTGGGTATTTACCCCTCCTGTGACTGGCTCTATCGTGCCACAGACATTCACCATCGAACAGGGCGACACCACGACACGAGCACACAAGGTCAACTATGGCTTGTTTACCGAGTTCAGTTTCAAGGGTGATCGTGAATCGGGTATCACGATTGGGAGCAAATTGCTTGCCCAGGCATTGCAAGACGGTATCACCATGACTGGTGGCCCTACGGCTATTGCGCTCGCGCCTGTGGCTGGTAAGCACTTCAACTACTATCTCGATACCACTTCAGCGGCACTTGGCACGACGCAACTGCTCAAAGTGGTCAACGTTGACTACAACTTTAGCGGCCTCTATGGTCCATTCTTCCCGTTTAACAGGGCGAACCTGGGATGGGCTGCTCATGTCGACCTCAACCCTGGCTGCACGTTCAAGCTCATGATGGAAGCGGATAGCGTGGGTATGGGCATCCTGGCGAATATGCAGCGAGGGGATACGCTCTTCTTACGCGCTCAGGCTCAGGGGCTCATTATCGACAATTTGCAGACGCTCACTTTCGGCGGCGGCGTCACCGGTGGTACCTTCTCCCTCAGTTACAAGGGTCAGACCACTGCTCCGATCACGTATGCTGTTGGGCTAACTCCTGCCACAGTGAACACGGCATTCCAACTCCTCTCGACGGTCGGTGCAAACTGTACCGTTGGTGGCAGCAATGGCGGCCCGTATACTTTCACCTTCTCAGGCGCGTTGGCCTCGGATATGTCGCCGGTAACCGCGACCAACATCTCGTTATCGGGTGGCACGCCGACCATGACACTCGTGGCACAAGCCTACAACATCTACCAGCACGATATGGCAGTGAAGGTGAGCAAGCCTAATCCATTCAGCGATAAGAAGGGCGTCTTTGCGGAGGAGTGGGAATTTACCATCGTTGAGGATGCGACCTGGGGGAAGGCTCAGACGGTCACAGTCACTAATCTACTTACAGCATTATAGTAAGGATGTTCTATGCCAATCACACTCAATGAGATTGCAGCCAATACAGCAACCGTCACATTCCAGTTTGGAGATAATCCCGTAACGGTGGTGTTCTATCCAGGCCGTATCACTGAACGGGTACTCACCGCCGGAAACTTTGCGAAACGAGGGGATGACCCTGCATCCATTGAGGCAGGGGTTGAGGACTTCAATGCAATTCTTGCGGGCCTCGTTGAGTCCTGGGATGTGCTTGAAAATGATGGGAAGGCGATGATTCCGATTGATGCAAAGCGGTTCGCGGATATTCCCCTCATATTTAGAACGCGCGTTTTTCAGGAGATCATTGGAGCATTCCGCCCGGAAATGGTAGCGCCTCAGACGACTGGGAAATGACGCAACTGGGGCGCTATATCGGCATGGATGGACGTATGGGCTACTGTCCAGATTATTACAAGTTGCAATGTATTGCTGATCGGTTTCATTGCACGCCTTGGGAACTGTTGGAACAGTCGATCTACTGGACTATCGTGGGGGCGAAAATTATCACCGCCGAGAATGCGGGCGCAAAGATCAAAGAACAGCATAATAGGAGATAACGACAATTAGTATTACAGCCGCCGAGCTATTAGTGATGGTCAAGGCCGAGGGAGCGAGCAACGTTGAGCTGTCCCTGGCGGCTGTGAGTGCTGCTGTCATCGCAGCGGGCGTCGAATCCGTCAAGATGGCCGGTGACTTTCAGCAATCCATGACGCAGCTCGTGACAGGTGCTGGTGAGTCTCGCAACAACCTCAAAGCGGTCTCAGATGGCATCCTTCAGATGTCTATCGACACTGCTACTGGCACTGACAAACTTGCAGCCGGTATGTTCAATGTGGAGTCAGCTTCGTACCACGGTTCACAGGGCTTACTTGTGCTCAAAGCGGCTGCTGAAGGGGCGAGAGCTGAAAATGCTAACCTTGCTCAAACGACAGATGTGCTCACCACGACGATGCATGGGATGCACGCCTCCGCGTCTCAAGCCATTCCAATCATGAACTCCCTCATTGCAACTGAACGCGACGGCAAGATGCGCATGGATGACCTCACAGGTGCCATGAAGAATGTGTTGCCTGTCTCTGCTGCTCTGCATATCCACCTTGCCGATGTTGAAGGCGCACTTGCAACAATGGCGGCATCAGGGGATAAGGGAGCGAGCGCAGGGACACACTTAGCGATGATGTTCAAGATGCTCGAAAATCCGGCAAGTAGCGCGGCCAAAGAAATGCGGGCAATGGGCATTGATAGTGTGAATCTCGCTGAGACTATGAGTACGTCCCTTCCTGATGCTCTCAAGATGATACAGGACGCAGTGGCGCAACACTTTACCCCTGGCTCGGTGGAATATGAGCGAGCCATTGCCAAGATTTTAGGGGGGTCAAAGTCAGGGATTGCAGGGCTCGAACTCTTGGGCGCAAACTTCAAGAATTTAGCGAAGAATACGGATGATGCAGCCGAAGCCTTGCGCAAGGGGGGCGTGGATGTAGAGAATTGGGACCTCATTCAAAAGAATTTCAACTTTCAATTAGAGGCGGCTGCCAACGCCGTCAATGTGCTGATGATCAAGGTCGGTACGGCCTTATTGCCTGTGCTGAGTCAGTTATTCGAGAAGGTTAGCCCCACAATAAGCGCTTTTTCCCAATGGATTGATAAATCAGGCATCCTCTCAGGCGTCACGCAAACGCTCAGCGGTTGGGTAGGAAAACTTGGAGAGGCATTCAATTATATAGCCGACGCCTTTGATCAGGCGTTCAATCGTGGCAACAATCTCATGGATACCTTTGACCATGCGACTGCTGTGATTAAGCCACTAGAGCCGGTGATGAAGACGCTTACAGACACCTTTGACCGTGCTTCAGGCGTCATGAGCAAGCTTGATCCAGTCATGAAGCCAGTACTTGACACCTTTGACCGCGCTACCGGTGTCCTTGACCATACGGCGGGTGCTGTTCAGGGAGTCGATCAAGCGGCTCAAGGGGCGCCAAATAGCTGGATACCCTTCTGGACATTTGTGAAGAACGTGATTGCCGATGTGAAGCGAATCGATTGGGGCAGCATTGGTGCTGGCCTTGAGCGGATACGGGTGGCTATCTCCAAGATGGATTGGTGCAAAGTGGGCGCATTCTTCTCAGGGATTGCTACATCTATCTCACAGGTAGATTGGGGCAAAGTGGGCCAGGCCATTCAAAATATAGCCATAGGATTCACAAAAGTAGATTGGGGCAAAGTGGGTGCGTCCATCGCCGCTATTGCGCAGGCATTCACGAGTGTCGATTGGAAAAAGCTTGGAACTGATATTGGGAAAATCGTAACAGATCTCTCAAAGGTGGATTGGGGCAGTATCGCGAATGGCATTGCTACGGCAGTAAAAGATGTCCAAGTTATCGTCAAGGTTTTTCAATCTGTTGTTGATAGCGTTTACAACTTGTTCAAATGGCTGTATGACAAATTGGTCGGACATTCCATCATCCCCGATCTCATCAATGGCATCGTTACATGGTTTGCCTCACTTCCTGGCAAATTAGCAGGCGTCATTACAGGCACAGTCGGTAAAATCGTAGCATGGTTTGGCGAGCTTCCAGGGAAACTCAGAACGCTCATTACAACGCTTGTGAGCAATATCGCTTCATGGTGGGGAGACTTGCCAGGGAAAATAGGGGCGTTTGCAGGGAGCATCATCTCAAATCTTGTATCCCCGTTCCAGTCAGCGGCTAACACCATTTCTGGCATTGTTGGCACGATTGGCGGCTGGATTAGCAATCTCTTAGGACAGATTGGCAGTGTTGGCCCTGCTGCTGCTGGCGCTCGTCCTCCTGGTTTTGCAAGTGGCATAGAGAACTTTGGCGGTGGCCTTGCCTATGTCCATGCTGGCGAGGTGCTGACCTACTTACCACCTGGCTCATCGGTCACACCGGCAAATAGGGTATCAAGTAGCTCGTTTGGAGGAGGTCAGCCAGTCCAGATCAACATCAACATTGCAGGCCACAGGGTTGCACAGGCACTACTCCCTGATATCACCTCTGAAATTAGGCGAGCTACGGGGGTAAGGTTCTGATGGCTATCATCACCATTGCAAGCGATACAGCCATACGAGCCAATCAATCAGGTTGGGGAACAGCATCCGATGGCGAGACCTGGACACGTCCTATCGGAGTAGGCACGCAGTCTATTGTGAGCAATGAACTGTCAATTACCAACCCTTCAGGTACCGGCTCCAATAATATGCTGCTTGGTGGAGGGAAGATCATCAATGGTGATCTCTCTGAACGCTTTTCCATCACCAGTCCAACCTTAGACATCGCGGGCTTCACAGTCAGGTATGTTGACACTAATAATTATATTCGCGTGCAGATCGCCTCTGGAAGTATCGTTATCCGCGTCGTCGTCGCTGGCGTCGGCACGAACCTCACACCAACAACGGGCATCACGATCACAGCCAGTACCTACTACCGCGCTCATATCAATCTCAACAACAATGTCTATAGCGTCAATGTGTGGCTCGACGGCACAAGCGAGCCAGCGGGTTGGGTATGTCAGGCCACCGA